TGCGCTACCTGAATATCGCCGTCAATCTCCAAACTTCCTGTAACTTGGATTACGTCGTCGGACGTGTTGCCGAGAATTACTTTTCCGTCGGCCGTCGCCTTAAATCCCCAGGAGCCGTCGGCATCTTTGGATCCGTAACCTACTCCAGCCATTAGTCGTCTCCGAGTACGTCGTTAAGGGCTCGGTTGATTCGGTCTGCTTTGGTGAGGTGGGTCTTAATTTTATTTTCCGCTACGAGAAAAGCTCCGGCAGTGCTGGGTTCTGAGACAAGATCAAAACAAAGAAGCTGGAAGTCATCCTCTACCATCGTTACTCCATTTTCTTGTCGAGTAGAACCCAAACCACGACTAGAAATACCCAAACAAACACCGCCCTCGACCAGTTGTTTCGCGATTTGTCCGGCGGGTGTATTGAGGATCTTCATTTTTCCCATCACATCGTTACCATTCCACCATATTTCGGTCATCACATGTGAAGCGTTGGCGAGATTAACCACAGCGCGGTCAGGATGATCCAGTTCGCCACAGGCCCTACCTTCCTTCACAAGTTTGGTATAGTTTTTTATTTCGCGCTCAAGAATTATCCGAGGATAGACTCGGTTGTTACCGTTTTTAGATTCTGCGCATTGAATCTTGCCCGCTACGACGAGATGAAGTCCGGCTTTATTACCTTCCTTCTCTTCCTCGGTGAGCAATGTATCGGTGTAGTCTAATTCCATAAACTCTTGAAGAACATATTTTTTAGTCATTACTTGAACTCCTTATATCATTAAGTAGGATCTCGATGTCATTCTCGTACTGTTGACCTTCTTCGGTGCGGGGATCCCAAGAATCCAAGATGTCTTGAATCTTCTGCTCAATTTTGGGCATATCCAGATATATCTCTTCCGATTCCGGTACCTCGACTCGGCGGGTGGGCCACGAAAACGGCAGTCCCCCGATGTCCGGAGTTTCACTTACGATTACTTCTCGTATGATCTTCCTTATGTATTCCTTTGTTATTTTCATCTTGTGTTTTCCCGCGGGCGCTACCCGCACGATACTACTACCCCTGCAACACCTGGCGACTGGTCTGAGCATCCACTTCTGTGTCCACTGGGGCTGTGCTTCTATATTCATGCTGTAGACCTCCGTCACCAATGAGCATACATAATATGTAGGAGGTGCCGGATGAAAGAGAACCTAAAAGAAATCCGTTAACCCCACTAACTGTATAGGTAAATAGGTCGGTATACGGGCTCAAAGCCAATAGAAATGCGCCTGCCCAAAATCCCATGCACATCGGACAATGAAAAAAATGGTAAGCCGGGCGGATACGCTCTAAAAGGCGCGAGAAGACTAAAACCTGTGTTATGCCATAGGCACACAAGACAAAATATACTAAATCCATTAATATCTCTTAATACAGATAGCCATAGCCCGCAAAAGTATAAGTGGGGTCGCCAATAGCGTTGGCCCCAGGAGTGTCTTGGTAGGGTGGTATTTTTCCGTAGGGCGTTGTCTCATCATCAGGAGGATTAGCGAAGTTATCTTCAACATTCTCTTCATATTCTTCTGCGCGGCGTTCTTCGTGAGCCGTAGTTTTTATAAATTCCGAGATCTGATATAAGACTGCCTGGACAGGATCTACATTGGCGGTGGGCGGATATGAGGCCTCTACCATCCCAAACGTGGAACCTCCCTGTACGGGACCATCTATGACGCCGCCCTTAAACAAAGAGTACATCAAGGCATGTTGGTAATCATAAACATCGCGTTCAGCATAGGGCTTAGGAAGTGTCACTACCTTACTTTCTTTAGGCATTACTACGATATCAATATACTGATGATCATCGATCAACAGGTTGCCGTCGAGGGTCTGGCTTATCTCTAACGCAACTGTTGCTTGAGGTTCGGCTGGCACTTCTTGTGCCGTTGATCCGTGTATCTTAAACGTTACTGGCATCTTTTGTGTACTCACTTACCAATGTTTGAAGTTTAAGAATCTCTAAAATGTGCGCCTCATTTATAGAAGAGACATTAAACGTTTTCAATCGATCCAGAACCTTTTGAGTATTTTCTACCATCTGTGCGTCTTGACTCACTTCGGGCAATAAAAGAGATCCCTTTACAGCCTCACTGATACGCTGAAGTTCTCGTCCCACCGCTATACGAAAGTCTACACTTCCATCGGCGAATGAAGTAATGAAGGAGGATAAAAGGCTTTGCTGCTCGGGGAGGAGATGGTTATACTTATCATTATACGATTTAGTGAAACTGGAAACTACTAATGCGTCAATAGGCTTCAAGTCTTTCTCGGACGGAGATGCAGGAGCAGACATCAGTCCTTCCATGATCTTCTTCTCCATCAACATACGATTTTTTAAAGAGGCTTTCTCTCCAAAAATTTGCGACAGAGTGGCGTATGATTTATAATTGGGGACGAAATTATCATAAACCCCTTTTCCTAAATCAGTATTTATCTTCTTGATGACTCGTGATTGCTCTTTAAAAATCTTCCCCTGATCAAGTCCCTGGTGGGTGTGCCGGGCCCGGTGGAGAGTTTTCTCGGCGGTATATTGATCAACACCCTTAAGATCGGTAATGGAATTAAAACAATCTAACTCACTAAACAACACCATCCCACGCCCGAAATGTTCCCGAAGAATAGTTTTAATAACAGCGCCGCGGCTTGAATCACCCGAGACCACAGTCTTGGTCAGTTCCCTAATCAGGGCCTCAAAAAGAAACGCAGTGTTCCTCTTTTTGTTATGTTTGATCTTCATGTCGGTCCTCAAGTTGTTGAATAAGTCTTTTTATCTCGTACTGTGTTTCAAACAGTAATTCTTCTTCCCTGTCTTGTGCTTCTCCCATTCCCATGGTCCCTTGTCCTAAGCGAAGAATGGGATCACCACCATTAAATAGGTTCCTATTGCCGGCAGAACCCTTTTGTTGTCCACCAGCGGCTTGAATACTTCGGTTTCGAGCGCCTGAACGTCTGCCGTCAATACTCCGTTTGATATTTTTATTGGTTTTTTTATCCGTACGGAATCCGGGAGCCTCAGGTGCATCACCGCCAGCAGCCGGGGGCTCAGCCAAGAGGGTCCCTGGGTCGGGTTCCTCTAAATCTGCTTCACCGCTATCGAGATCCCCAGGTAGTCCACCATCTAAGTCCCCCTCAAGTCCCGCATCTAATGCGCCAGCGGCGGCCCCTTCTTGAGCGGCAGCACCCTCGATATCGGCGGCGAACTTAGCATCTCCGTATTGGTCAATCTGAATACGTTCAATTTCTTCTTTGGAAAGTTTAAATATATTTTGATAAACCCAACGCTTAGAGAAATAACCCTCCGTAGCAGCGCCGGCGATCTCAAAACGAGTCCGAAGAAATTCTAATTCTTGAAGCTCAGCAATCTTAGAAGGATTGTTGAGGCTTAATGTGAACGAAAGGAGATCATTATTGCGGTAACCCAAAGTAAACAAATGAATGATAGCCATCTTTTCCAGTTCAGCAATCACAACTCGCTGGAGTCTTTGAATAGTGCGAGCAAAACGAATGTCCTTTTGCGCCAATGTAGTCTTGTCTTCCTGGGCATCACTTTGGGCGAGATAGGCTTTAGGCACCTTAAGAGCGGAGAATAGTTTATCGCGAAGGTACTCCACATCCTCGATATCCCCGGTAAATTGTCCGCCGGCCAGGGTCTCAATACGTGTATTGTTGGTAGCTCCACGCACGGGAATATAAAAATCTTCGTCTACACTCATGGCGTTATAACGTAAATCCACGCGCCCAGAATCTTGATCCACGATCTGGTTTCGCTTCATTTGTGTTTTAACTTGTTCAATATATTGTTCTACATCTTCAGGAGCAATATTACCCACATCAATGTAAAACACGCGGCGCTCGGGGGAGCGCACAATACGATATGCCATCATAGCATCTTCAAGGAGAATCAGTTGACGCCAAATGCGGCGGGCTGGCTCAAGCACCGAACTGCCATAAGGGACATACTTGTCGTGTCCAACTACTCGGAAATGGCAAACCTGCCAGTTCTCAAACGTTACCCCCTTATTTCCCTCGGCTTGTTGCCAATAAAATTGTACATAGTTGGGATTAGTGGGGTCAGTTCCTTCGATTCTTTCCATCTCCCGGACAGGGAGGGGCACAACGTTGGTAATACCCAGTTTATCATCAATGTCCATATAGAGATAATAGTCACCATACTTGCACATGCTCCTTGCCCAGCCGAAAAGGTTAGCCTCGGCATTGAGAACTTTAAACAATAAAGTGTTTATAATATCTTTGATTTCCCGGTTGGGACAATCTACTTGAATAATGGGGTTGAAAATAGTAGACGTGGTGATTTCGTCCCCGTAGATATCCAGCGCCGATGCAATTTCAGGCATATACTCCATTTGCTCAAAATCCGTATAACGGAGTTGTTTGTTGCGCATCCCCAGAACAGCATTGGTCTGGTCACCAAAAGGGTTGTAGTATTCTTTTTTCTTAAACTCTTTCCCGGTACTACTGGTGAAAGTATATTTACCCACATCACGTCGGGTGCCTCGGATGACAGCCGGGCGCTCATAGTTCGCTATAGGTCCGCTGAAGAGGCGAGTTAATCGTTTGAATAATCCCGATTCTTTATTGCGGGGATTATTTTTTGCTGCGCTTTGTTGAAGAGAGCTTTTGTTATTATTATTGTTTGCCATGGTTTATCCTTTAATTATCCACCCTAAATCATGAGAACGCCCATCAGTACCCTTAAAAGTCTGTTGACCCTGTTTATACCCATGTTGACCCTCAATCGTGGTGTTCAACACAGTATTGGAAACTGAGATGCTGTTGAGTAAGGCTTTATTATAATTAATCTCCCGTTGATTTACTGTTAAAGCTGTCTCTCGCACCCAACAAGCAATACACGCCGCAATAACCAAATCATCGTTATAGCTCCGCATTGCCTGAGGTCTCCCATTGTGCCATACAAACGTTTTAATTTCGTTTGCTAAGCGCAATGAGTTAATTGTAATTAGCTTATTCCTCACGAATTCCTCAAACTTCGCTATAACTAATGGACGAGTCTTCATAGACATAGTAAAGCCGGGCACTCCCCCTACTGCCTGAGCGGTAAGTTCATCAACATATTCGTGGGTTGATTTTACACTATAATAAAGATTTTTATAGAGCATCTCTTGAAGTCGATTAAGAACGCCGATGCCGAGGGAATTATTTTCTATCACCAGCAACGCGTCATTGTACTCCGAAGCAATAGAATGGAGGAGAGGAGCAAACATATCTGGGGTTATTTTTCCCTGGTACTCTGCTACTTGCTCCATACTTTGATTTTCGAAAACTTGGGCCACACTATAATCACTACCATCGCCGCGAGCAACGTCAGCGACTAACAAGTATTCTCTACCTGGCTGGGGTTCTTTCCAGATCCAATAATTTCTATCGAATCCCGTACGCTGGTATGGCTCTTGGGCATTTTCTAACACCCGGTGAAGATCATCGCCGTGGACCACTGTCTCACCAGAGGCGTTGAAGTTGCACTCTAATTCTTGTGCAATTTCTCTCTTGGACATATTGCGGGTCTCTTTTTGAAACCACGCCTGGTCACGTTCCGGATGGACATGCCAGGGCAACAACAGAGTTTTAAAGTCGTTTTTATTTTCTTTTGCTTCGGTGTACGTCTTGTGAAACCAATTCCCCACCCCGTTAGGTGTTGATAGGGCGATACAACGACCACCCGTAGACAGTGTAGGATACAAGCCCGCCCACAGTTCTTCCATCCCTTCGACAAACGCGGCTTCGTCAACCACAAGCAGAGAAAGAGCTTCGGAACGCCCAGCGTCACCACTGGTCGAGGATGCTTTAACCTGGGAGCCGTTGGATAATTCAAAGGACTGGCGATTATCGATAGAGATTTCAGCAATCTTTAGCCATGGCGGTAGATGTTTATGAATGGCTTTAATCTTTTTAACTAAGTTGGTAGCAGTGCCCAACTTCGTCGCGACGACAAGTACATTTTTGTCTCGATGGAAGAGCATCAACCAGCACACATATGCGCCGACGGTTGTAGAGATGCCTAACTGGCGCGCCTTAAGGATAACCGTAAAGCGGTGTTCGTTAAACTCTCCCAGGGCCTCCTTTTGGAAATCGTATAAATCGAAAGGAATAAGTCCCCGCATCGGATGGGAGATCTGAGCATATGTATTACAAAAGTAAGCAGGGTCTTTGCCGCAGCGGATAATCTCCGCCATTGTTTCCCGCTTGTTCGATGGCATTATGCCTCCGGGGTATCAGGATTTTTCTTGGCTTTGTCGTTCGAAGATTTTTTCGCCGAAGCGGTTTTCCAGAAATCCTTAAACTGAGAATAATAAGGGTCGTCACGATGATTCTGTGAGTCAGTCCGGATAGCTTCAGTCCCATCTTTCTCCAGTCCACCAATACTATATTGTTTCGACGCCTGGACCCACGTGCGATACTTTGAGGTGGCTTGTACCAGAATATCCACTCCCTCTTGGGGCTTCAGAGTGATAGACTCTTTAGTGATCTTTTTATATTCTTTCTTAAGAAACTTGGCGATGTCCTTGAACTTTTCTTCAATCTCGTTCTCAAAACGGTTTCGAGGGTGGAGTTCCTTCACTTGCATCTCGCTCTGATAATTAATGACAAGCTTGTCGCCCGCACATTTAACGGCGAAACCATCAATCACACGACTGTCAATCAAAGGATTCCCCTCTTCGCGCTTCAATCCTATTTCGTTATCAAGATGGGCTCCATCGTAAGCATTTGCCGCCGCTTGAGCCAGTCCTCTAATAATTTCTAATGTAGTAGCCATTTATGTCCTTCTCCTTGAAAGCGTAGAATCTATATAGTCATCGTCCGGACGCCAACCCGTTGCCCACTCCTCTTCTTGAGACTGAACAAAATCGTAATAGCAGAGCCGGCACACATGAAACCTATTCATATATAGGTCATCAGAGGCTGAAAATGAATATGTTTTGCACACAGGACATGTTCGACCTGTAGATTTGCGGGTGCGAGGTTTGCGGACAGTAATTTCACCTATTTGTAAAGTTTCCCGCGGGGGAACCTTATTCTTGAGCTTGGAGCGGCGGGTGGACAATTGTGAAAAATATTCTTTTTCCTTCTCATTGTGCCAGTCGCACCGAAAATCCTGTACTGCCTCTTTACCATATTTTTCCGCAATTGCTTTTTCTACAGCAGCCACTTGGTCCCAGTCTTTTTTACTCATTTTTGGTACACCGCGTGGACAATCCCGACAGAGAGTCCCGTGCCGATCACCAAACCAGTGATAACTCCAATAGTTCCCCGATTTCTGTCAAACCATGAATTGTTCTTCTTCAGTTGTTCTTCTAATTTAGTGATGGATACTTTATACGTCTCTTGCATCTGAGTGCAGACTTTTTTGTCCACCGAGCATTCCCCCAAGACAGCATTAGTATTTATCTTGTTTTGGAGTAGC